ACCAGTTTTGTAATTGAGTACGGCCAAAGATATGGCCAATAAAAAAGCGAGAAACACAATAATGATTTCTCGCCAATATTTAGCAGCAAATACAATCCACATCACTGCGCTCCTATACATTTTGCGTGTCGTTCTACTTGTCTGGTCCAGACGCCATAACACCCGTTTTTACGAACAGAGCAATCGCGCTTTGCAACGTACTTATATTTAAGTAAAGAGTCGCAAGCTGCTTTATATTGACCAGCCTTTAAATGCTTAAGCATTGATGATTTTGCGAATGTTGGCACACCGTATTGATACGTGAAATCAAGGTATAGGTCATATTCAGTTTGTGATAATTTCACGCCCTTCAATGAATCTTTAAACGCGACTTCACGCTTGGCCACATCATTTCGCAACCACTTATCTGCGGTCGCACGTGTAATTGGTGGATCTGTCATTTTTACGGGTGAGCCATCTGGTTTGAATGTTGAACCATAGCCCTGTGTTGGCCGATCACCTTTAACAGGAATTACTGGCTTTGATGTAAACCCTTCATCGTTTTTTACGCCCACAAAAAAAGCAGCCGAAGCTGCTAAGAATGCGGCGACATATTTAGTCTTGTTTGACATTACAGTCACCTTTTAGCTTTTCGATCCGAAGTTCATACTCAGCCTTTCTTAATTTATGCTCGACTCTCTCACGGCGATTACGGGCTATTGCAAAATAGATTTGAATAATTAAACCTAAAGCCGCGATAAACAAACCACCCCACGCAATAACATCAATTTTTGCTATAAAGCCGATAAATGACCCCACTCCAGTAGTTGCTGTTACTTTTTGCGTTATTGTTGCTGCACCAACCCCGAATGCAGACTGGGTTTCAGACATTTTATTTCTCCAGAAATAGGCAATAAAAAAGCACCCAATTGGGTGCTATAAAGAACTTATTGAATCAATCCCTTAAGACCAACTCATCATTTTTGATTAAATACTTATTTGGTGATACTTGATGATCCACTTCTAAAAACTGCTGCCCCTCTTCAAGATGAATTGTTTCAACTAGAAATACAGGGCATTCAATTAAGTTTTGGATTTCACCAGTTTCAACCTCATAGACTGCAAAATATGCCATTACTTCCTCATTGTCATTGCATGAATATAGCGTTGTGACACATTCATGGAACCACCAGCAACAACTCTCAATTGCAATTTGAATGTCCCTGCTATTCCTGTTGAATCATGTCTTGAAATATTAATTGTTCCAGCACTACGTGAATTCCCCTGTACGGTAATGTTATGTGTATGGGCGCCTCCTTCCGACATTGTTACATTACCACTCAAACTAATACTGTGGCTGTGTGACCCACTGTTGTTTGTGTTGCCATTAGCACTAAATGAATGGCTATGGAATGTACCACCCGCATTAGTAGAACCAGTTGTTCCACTTACATTGTAGCTATGGCTATGTGAACCATCTTGCCCGGTATTACCTGAGACATTTACAGTTGAACCATTGTGATTGTGCGAACCGTTTGCATCAGTAATTAAAGCAACTGAATTATGCTCAATGAAGTGAACTTCCAGATCCTCAAAAACAACCTGATCATTTTTGAGAACACGACAATAGACCTGCTGTTTCGGACTGTAGCCAGTAAAACTAAAGACAGCGCCAAAGGTTAAAACCGTATGTCCCATGTGAGAAGGGACATTTAACGTCTGAATAGTGACATATTCAGTATCAACACCCACTGAAATTTCGGCAAATGCAGATACTGGAACAGTCACGGCATTATCAGCAATCTTTAAAGTATCAACTGCAAGATCAGCAATTTTACCTCTTGTCACAGCAACATTATCAATCTGAGCACTTCCAACTGCTAAATCTGCAATCTTACCGCGCTCCACCGCCAAGTCTTTAATATGAGACGTATCAACGGATTGATAATCCATAAATGCGGCTTTCAGATAAGCAGCAGGTGGAAAAACCGTTCCAGTTAATGGATCGGTAAATGATGTGGTACGGAAAATAAATGGATAAGATACGACACCATTACTACCATTACCGATAGCAACAGAATCAAAGTTGAAAATAAACTGAGACTCTACACCATCATTGGCACCACCCCAGCCTGCAATTTTGCCATTCACATCAAGCTTAATGAACTTTTGTGCATACAGCCCGTTTACCGATTTAGTAACCTCTTGAACAGCAGCTTTATTGCCGTTCAGATCAGTCTGAACCGTATCTGTTCGAATTGCTTGTGCTAGATCACTTTCAATACGTGCTGATTGTTCAGACCAGACACCCGCATAACCTCCTTCATTACCTACCAAGTCAGACTCAGAGCCAATTAGTGGTGGGTTAATTTGCGCATAGACACCATCAAGTCTGATCGTTTGAGCAACAATCTTATTATCGACATCTTTAATGTCTGACTTAACTTGAACAATGTCACCAGTAGTTGCTTTGTCTTTCAACTCAATATTGATGTTCTTGATAGCTTCAATATTTGCTGACGATTGATCAACACCAATTTTTGCTGTATCTCGAACCAATGCAAGAGCACTGTCATTACTTGCAATATAAGCATCAATCTTTTGAATTGTTGCTTTGTCGCCTTCAATTCGTGCTTCGACCTCTTGTCGCGCATAAGCTTGTAAATTACCCAATTCTGCATTGGTCGAATCAACTCGCTTACTTACAGCAAGATCACCTTCAATACGTGCAGACTGTTCAGACCAGACGCCAGCATAACCGCCATCATTGCCAATAAGATCAGAATCTGAGCCAATCAAAGGCGGATTGAGTTGAGCGTAAACACCATCAATTCTGGTTGTTTGAGCAATGATTTTCTTATCAACTTCCTTGACGTCAGATTTAACTTGCTCAAGCGCACCGGTACTTACCGTGTCTTCTAAAGCAATATTAATTGATTTAATTGACTCGGCATTTGCTGCTGACTGTTCAACTGCTGTTTTTGCTGATTCACGCACAGTGGCTAAAGCAGTGTCATTACTAGCAATATAAGTATCAATCTTTTGAACTGTTACTTTATCGCCCTCAATTCGCGCCTCCACCTCTTGCCGTGCGTAAGCACGTAAATCATCAATTTCAACAACTGTCGTATCAATGCGTTTACTTAGTGCAAGATCACCTTCAATTATTGCTGATTGAACAGACCATGTACCCGCAAAACCCTGATCATTACCAATCAAATCTGATTCAGAGCCAATCAATGGCGGATTAAGCTGTGCATAAACACCATCGGTTTTTTCAGCAACAAGTGAAAGATCATTTGCAACAACTTTAATGTCCTGCTGAACTGCTGCAATACCATCTTCACTTGATTTCTTGACTGTTTCTACAACTTCAAGAACACTTTCATCACCATCAATAATTTGTTGAGATAAACCATCTTTGGCTTGTTGAATAGCGTTCTGGCGATCAATGACTTCTTGCTCAATCTGGTCTTTGGTTGCTTTAACCTCCGCTTGTCTGTCTCTAACTTCCTGCGCTATTTGATCTTTCGTATTTTTAATATCTTGAAGAATACCCGGAATTTGAGCATCAATATTTTCAATATGATCGATCTTAGTTTGTAAGTCTTGACTCAGTTCTGTTTCAGAAATTTTACCTTCTAAAATTTCTAAAATTTCAGAAGCATCAGCAGAAGTTGTTGCACTTGTCCAGCCAGACCAAGGGCCAATATTACCTATCCGGTCAATCAAGCGTCCACGATAGAATTGCGTCAGATTTGGCTGCAAGCCTTGAATCGTATGAGTCGTTGTTGGATAAGCGAATAAGCCTAATTGAGCAATGTTGCTTGTTCCGTCTGGTGAAACTTGAATCTCGGTATAAGCAGTATCAAGTGCGCCAGTTGCAGGAAAACCCCAATTTAGGCGCATACCAAACAAAATACCTGTTGCTTGGATGAACGCTAAAGCTGGTGGCAAACCTTGCTTGCCATTAAGCTTAGTGACAACTGAATAAGTCGGTAAAGATGAAATATCCGAAGCATTAACCGCTGTAACTTTTGCTTGATAGTTACCAGCATAAATACCCGGCACCTCAATTGAATTATTACCCGTGATTGGTAATTTAAGCCAACTCCCATCATCCTTGCGCCATTCAACCTGATACTTAACCGCACCTTTTGCTTGTGTCCAAGACACAACCATAGTGGCAACATTAATACCTTGATCTACCCGATCTTCGCTTGTAATAACAATATTTGAAACTGGTTCTTGAATATTGGGATTAACAATTGAAATTGGCACATCGATATAATGAGCACCATGATCGATTGCATCAAACTTTTTCGGATTGTACTCAAGCGCAGTAATAGTAAATTGATGTGAATCACTTTGAACTACTGACAAAACCCTAAATTTAAGCGTTGCCAAATCTTGAGCATCAATAACCCAAACGTTTTGAGGTGCAATTTCATCAAAAGCTACAGTAACAGTTATGACTCTACCTACAATTGATTGAACAATACGTGTTTGAGCTTTCCCGTTTTCACCATTAATTACTAGACGGTCCCCAGCTATTGCAACAACGTCATCACGATCAAGAGTAATGCTTTTTCTATCTGCTGAAATTGCAGAAATGCGACCACCGTTTGCTCTTCCAGCAAAAATAGGATCTGCAAATTCAATCACTTTACCCGGCAAAGGAATATGGCCGTCTAATCCAACTTTAAAAGTCACAGTACGTGTTTCAAGTTGTTCAGACTTTAAAGCCCACAAGCCTGCTCGTTGTGCTTGCCCACGCGATGTGCACCCCCACGCATCAAGTTCAAGTAAGCGCACCTGTTTCATTTCAGAAATGGCTTTCTCATCACGCACAAATTCATATTCAGTCTTATAGTGATTGGCTGGGTTATCCCAAGCTACTTTTACTGCATTATGTCTATCACGGGCGCGTGTACCATTATGATCCGGCTCCCCGATAATATTGGCACGCGTATAAGTGAAATAGGTATCTTGTGGAATATCAGCATCACAAACAATGCTATCCCCATCCCAATAAGTAATAGCTCGAAAAACACCAGCTAATTTTGTAAGAATGCTATAAGCATCTTCAGCGCTCTGAAGATAAATGTTACATGTGAAACGTGGTTCTTGACCGCCCAACCCGTCTGGTACCAACTCATCACAGTATTGGGCTAAACGGTATAAAGACCATTTATCAAGCATTCCATCTGTAATTCGCTCACCAATTCCATACCGCTTAGATGTGCAAAGATCATAGTAAATCCAAGCTGGGTTGTTTGAATATGCGCGTTTAAAAGTACCATCCCACATGCCAACATATTCGCGGGTTTCAGGGTTGTAGTTCGTTGGGACTTTGATTTTTACACCCTTCAAATCAACCGCTAATTTTGCGACTGATCCACCGAATGTTTCAGCATCGTATTGCAGTGAAACTAATGCTGTATTTGGATAGCGTAATTTAGCGTCTATAACTTCAGTGACAGCCTTAACATACATTTTGTCGCTGATATATTCGGATGTTGAGTTGGGAGTAATTCGGCGAACACGAACGAGCCAGCCTGAATCGGCTTTGGGTAAGTCAATACGATGTGGACGCTCATAATTATCAGATGTTTTATCTGAAATTTTTGCTCTTAATACTTCTGACCATGCTCCGCCATCAGTTTGCAAGTCCACCGCGTATTCAATGGTATAGCCAGTAACATCACCCGTTGTTGGGTCTTGGTTGCGTAGTGGCCCCCAACGTAAACGTAAACGTACTGCATCAAGATCTAGGTTGTTAAAAGAGCGCACCCAAGGTGTAGATGATTTAAGCTCTACGTCAATCGGGATTTCATTTTCAACTGCAGGGAAGCCTTCAATGTATTCTTGATCGTTTGTTCCGGATCTAAAATTAACAGTAACGTTTTCAAAGTTCTTGTTGCCGTTTTCATCTTGCAACGGAGTATCTTCAAGCAAAATTGATTGATAGCCGTTTGCTAATCC